TAATAAAAATTAATTCTTATTATTAATTTTGTTTACTTTACAAACTAATTGTACTGTTTATTTAGTTTATATTACTCTCACAATATTTAGCATTGGATTTTGAATAAAAATAAAAAAACCAAGAACTTAATATTTTAAGTCTTGATTTTAAATATTTATATTATCTATTTAGTTATCCTATGGTGCGCCCAGCAGGAGTCGAACCTGCGACCTCCGGATTCTGGAGAGTTGATTTTAAAATATTTTAAATGCCCTCCAACCCCTTGTAAATGCCCATTCTATTTTTTAACCAATGTTGATTTAATACTGTTTTTTTTAAACTATAGGGGGCAAAAAAGGGGGCAAAATTAATTTAATAACCTATCCAACTTTTTTAATGCCTTTCCTTTCACCCTATAAAAAGTTGCTTGTGACATTCCAACTTTCATGCAAGCACTTGTTGTTGAAATTTTACTTTCTGAAAAATATAAAAGGTTTATTACTGTTCTCTCATCTTCAGATAAAACTTCTAACATAGTTTTAATTTTGTTTATTTTAAAATCTATTAAATTTATTTTTCTTTCTATTTCTAACAATTTTTTATCTTTAATAAAAATGTTATTAGCCGTTTTATCAGAAATACCACTTGTTTGTACTCTTTCTGAATAATTTACAGTACCTATACTATCAATATCATTTTTGTAATACTCCAATTCCATTAATAATATTTTCTTTTCTGTTAAGTAATTTTTATAATTCGATAATTCAGTTTCCGAACACATAACATTTCTCCTTATTAAACATAAATTTTTTCTTGAAAATCTTCTATAAAATAATTGCTATGGGAAATTTCTCCCTCCGCTAAATAAATCTAACCTTCTCAAATTTGAGTTGGTTGAAATTTAACTATAGTTATCCCATTATAACTGTATGCCCTTAAAACTCATTTAAAGGCTTATATACGAATTTAAAATTTAAAATGTTTAATTATTGGTTGGTGTTTTAAATTCGCTCTGTGGTCTTTCTATACGCTCATATTGTCTTTTAAATAACTAATTATATTTTTCATGTCAATTCCTCCTAATCTACTTTATGTGCATATATTCTTAAATTTTGTTTACGTCCTTCGTAATCATCTATCCGGGTTATATCATAATCTTTGCCTTTATATTTTATCTTATAATTGGTTTCAACGTCATTACGCCATGCTATTTCAAATATTACTTCTACCTTAGCATTGATTGTATGGGCTAAATAGTATTCAGTTCCGGAGGCATGGCGATAATACGCCCAAATGTTTTCACCCCCTGGTAATGGTACAAATTTTTGGTTTATTTCACCTAGTTCATTTTCAAACTTCTTTGGATAAAGTATAGTTATTTTTTTATCTCTTAAATGTCTATTCTCTGCCATTTTACTCCTCCTTATAATGCTCTTATAAATTCCTCATAGTGTTCAAATAATCCGGTATATGCGTCTAGCATTGAAGCCATACCGTCAATACGTTGCTTTGCTGCTTGGTTCTTAATAGGTACTATGTTGCCGTTTCTATCCGTTTCAACTCCTGTATTAGTTAAGCACCATTTGAGAATAGGATTATTATTATAATTTATTTTCTTAGCTTGTAGGTCTGCTCCCATCATTTGCATTGGTAATGATAATGTTCTTGCTCCTTGAATACATCTTTGCATTTTAAAACCATGTTGCTCCATTTCCTCAACCCAATATTTTGCGGAATAACTATCGTAATAAATCCATAACGGAGTAATCCCATAATTATTGAGCAGTTCATTAAACCATGCTGTAACATCACTATAATTTATTGAATTCCCATTACATAATCTCAATAAATCACGTTGTAACCATTTATCATAAGGTATTTTGTCTAATTGTACCCTCTTTTCAAAACTATCTCTTGGTAACCAATACATTTGATGTATATATCTTTTATGAGTATCTTTGTCCATTAATAAAAGAGTTGCACAGGTTAAGTCTGTGGTAATAGATAAATCTGCTCCACCGATAGCATAACAATTTTTAAAATCCTTTATGTCAAAGGTTTCATTATTGTTTAAATCATCAAATGTAAGCCATGCTGATGAAATAGTATCTCTAATATTAAAATCTTTAGTTAATACTCCGCTTAAATCCTTTGGATTATTCTTCGCCCTTTCAACTTTAACCTCTAAATCATCAATCTTTTTAATAATTCCTAAACCTGGGTTAGCCTTTGGCCATGCTTTTGGGTCTGTCCATTCTTCTTTTTTATCCAGTTCATAAAGAATAGGTAAAAATGTATCATCTTGAAATGTTCCATCAACTACATTACACGCATATTCGTACATATCATCAAATATACACTCTCTAACTGTTCCGGCTGTTGTTATCATAATCATTAAAGGCTCACGTCTTGCACTCATGGACTGCTTCATTACTTCATATAAATTTCTATCTTTAATACTGTGCAACTCGTCCATAATGACACAATGGGCATTTAATCCGTCTAATGTATCACTATTTTTTCCTAATGGCTGTAATCTTGACATAGTAAGGGGAAAATACAAATCACTCTTACGCTTTTTAATATGCTTTGATAAATCCGGACTTTGTTTAATCATGTTATGAGTTTCATCAAATAATAATCTTGCCTGGTCTTTCTTAGTGGCTATTGAAAAAACTTCTGCTCCACCTTCTCCGTCTGCTATCATCATATATGCAGCTATACCACTTAACATAGTTGTTTTTCCATTCTTCCTGGCCACATAAAACATACTTTCTTTATAACGTCTTAACCCTGTTTCTTTATCTATAAAACCAAATAAGGCGGAAATATAGGCCTTTTGGAATAACTCCAATATAACTGGCTTTCCCGCCCATTCTCCTTTGCTGTGTTTACAAAATCTTTCTATAAACTCAATGGGCTTATTTGCCTTTGATTCATCAAATATATATTGTCCTGGGTTATTAATATCATTTACAAGCCTTTCATATTGCTTATAAACCCTTTTACTCACCCCCATTTGGGGGTCAGTGATACTTTTCCAATACTCTAATATGTAATTCATATTAAGCCTCCTTTATAAAATCAATTAAAGGGTCTGATTTATCTGTCCCAGTTGTTGGTGGCAATAAATCTGTTAACTGTTTATATAAAAGGCTGTATCTTTGAATAGTCGTATTATATCCCTTAAGTGCAGGGTGTTCTCTTAAAAATTCTTGTTTACCTTGTTTAAACATAGATGTTGGCCCTTCTTCTTCTATTTGCTCCTTTAGTTTAACAAGGGTCTTTTGCATGAATACTAATTCTTCAAATAAACTTTGTGCTATTGGCTGTCTATCTTTTGGCACTTCCTTTAATATTTTACTTAGTTTTTTCATTTCTTTTGAAATCTCTATATTTTTCATAAAATCACCTGCTTTTCTTTAAATATTTGCTAGTTCTTGTCCCACCCTTAATATGAATATTCATGGAGGGGTTTTGGAATGTATGGCTGCGGTCTTTGTGCTTTTCATTATTTTTTTGAACCTGGGGGGCTATAAATTAAATCTCCATTACTATCAAACGACACTCCATCAATACAAGAATTGCTACCATGCACTACATTATGACAATCAAGACATAATGCTTGAAGATTATCCCAACTTAATGTAATGTTTGAGTCATTAATATTTGATGGTGTGATATGTTTCTTATGATGTACTATATATGCAGCACCTCCACATCTTTCACATATATAATTCTTACTCTTCATAAAACTATTACGGCACTTAATCCACTCTTTACTCTTATAAAAACTTAATGCATATTCTTTAGCCATCTATATTTCTTCCCATTGCTGTTAATGCTGTAAGTAATCCATCAATAGTTTTGTCGTATGCCTCTGTACCATCAAACCACTTTATTAATATGAACTTTGCTACTTGCTTTGCTAATGGTTGTATTGGTTCTTTGTCCCATGCTTTTCCTGTTGTAGTTTCTAAGTATGGCGGTATAGCTTCTAATAAAGGATATATTATAGGGTCGTTGTCCTCTCCGTCTATTCTCAACGCGTCTCTGGCTTCTTCTATTTTCATAATCATTAATATCACCTCTTTAAACTAAAGGCTCGACATTTCTGTCGAACCCCATTTATTTACTATCCCTCTGCTCTTGCCATTTTTATAAATGCCTCTTTTACTAATGGCTTTGTATCTGCTATGGCCATTGCTCTATAATCTATTAAGCCACTTTTAAAGCTGCTCTCTCTTGATGTTTCGATTATAATTCCTTGTGGCATATTGTAACCCATGTAATTGAAGTTACCTAGCAATATAACATCATCTGCAATATTATCATCAATTATAACGGCTTTACCTAAGATATAGCCTATATCTTCATTCTTAGGGTCTGTAATAAATATTGGTCTACCTTGTCCATCTACTAACCCATATACAAGGTTGTAAAGTGTTGCGTTACTCATTGCCCATTTTGCTCCGGCTGCGTAGCCTCTTTTTAACATTGCCATCATTTTAGTAAAGTCTTTATATCCTGGTGCTGCTGCTTTTGCAAATGTAAAACTATTTGAAGCGTCCCAGGTAATGCCTGTTAATACTCCTGTACCTTGTCCTGTTCCTGTTCCATTAACTAATGCGTCCGCTATACATTCCATTACACAATTTGTTAATTCATCAATTATATAACTTTCAAATGCTGATATAGTCATTTTCTTTGCTGCTGCTGATATAGAGAATATTTTAATTATTTCATATCCTGCAAATGATACGTTTGCTATATTATTACTTGGGTTTTCTGTGCTTACTGTTGTTCCTTCTGTGTGCCATTGTGCCTTACTGCTTGGTGTTCCTATTGGTACACTTATATTTGTTGGTATATTGAAGTTTCTACAATTTGAAATTAATCCGCCCATTTTCCTTGCTTTGGATATAATTTCGTTTAAGGTGGCTGTTGGTAATACTGCTGCACTATTTGTTGTTGTGCTAAATGCGTCTGCTCTTTTTTCTGAATCTACAATTTCCATTGCTCTTGTGAATGTTTTATTTTCAACATCTGTAAGCTTTTGCCCTAACATAGTTTTATAAAATGCACTTCTATATTCTTGGCTTGCAAATATATCACCTTCCGGTACTTTGTTTTGATTATTGTTGAAGTTCATTCCTGTTATTGGATTAAAACCACTTCCAGGGTTCTGTGTTCTTTCCTCAATATTTGTTTTTGCTTGTTTTAACCCTTCAAGTTCTGTATTTAAGCTTTCAATATCTGCGTTTGCGTCTGTATCAATTATTTTTCCTATCTCTGCGGCTCTCTTTTCAATGTCCTTTATATTTGAATTTCTATAATAATTAAATGCCTCTGCAACTGTTTTAAATTTCATATGTTATACACTCCTTTTTAATATCTGATTTACTTTTATTTTTAATTGGTTAATATCCTTTTGTTTATCCCATGTTCCTTGTATGGCTGCTCTTGCCTCAATGGAGGTCTGCGAATAAGCCGGAAATGGTGTAATACTAACTTCATATACCTTTTCTATTTTTGTTATTGTTCTGGTATTGGTCTTTGCGTCAAATGTATCTCCTCCCGGTGGTACTTTAAAAGCAAATGACATACCAGATAAATCTTTCCTTTGTACTGCCGCATATATTTCCTTAGCAGTTTCGGTATTAGGTAAAGTTGCCACCATTCTAATACCTGTATCCTCTTTTATTAATTTCATTGTCTTTGGTGTCCTTGCCAGTGGCACTTTTGACAAATCATGATTATATAGTAACCTTGTATCATCAAGTACAGTATTTGTTAATGCTTCACGCTTGATAATCTCGGTATATGAGCCGAACACATCATTTATTTTAGTTGGTGTATCAAACACTATCGGGAAACCTTCTAAGGTTAATTCGTCTGATGATGTTCTTATTTGGGCCGTTCTAATCTCCTTCATTTTCTTTTACTCCTTTACCTTTCATTTGGTACTGGTCTACTATATCTGTTGATACAACATTTAGAGTCTGAACCCTTCTGTCTCCGTTCTCAACTGCCGGTAAATTTAATATTTCTAATGCTTGATTTACAGTAAATAAACCTAATGGCATTAATTCTTTTAATATATTTGTCTTAGTTGTATTGCTTGCAAATTGTAATCTATTAGCCTCTAATAATATAGAGTTTCCAAACGCCTGCTCCCTGGGTGTAAATAGTTTGTCTGTCAATTCCAATGAAAATTGCACAGCTAAAGGTTCTATTACGCTTTCATAAAAGGCCGCCCATTCGTCCTCATTGTATGTACTGTTTACAATGTTTACCGATATTCCCAGGTAATCATATATTTTCTGTTTTACTGCTTGTAATTGCTTTTCATCTATATTTACTGAATTTAATTCTAAAGGAATATATTCAGCTTTACTGTCTACTGCTGCAATTCCTCCATTATTACTTACGCTTAAATAATCATTTATAAAAGCCTCTTTTTCTTGTTTTAACTTTTCCGGACTTAATACTTGATTATATTTTAAAATACCTCTTATTGTTGCCCCTGCTTTTATAGCACTTTCAAGCCCTTCACTTTGTGTATGTGCTAATTCTAAAGTTGGCATTATTGCGGTGTTGGTATCTCCTAATAAATCATTTGAATTATAAAATCTTCTTATGGTGAATACTTCTGTATATGGTAATATAAATTCCTTACCACCCATGAAATAAAATTTACAATATAATTCGCCTGTTAAGTCTGTCATATATTCCATTTGTAAAGGTCTTAACGGATATATTCCTGTTAAAATTCCCCTATCGTCCTTTTGCAAATAAGCAAATGCGTTATTATATAAATAATAATGTGTTACTAATTTATAAATCATGTCATAAGCCGTCATATAGGGGTTTGGTCTTACTTGTAATATTCTATTTAATTGACTATCGCCGTCTTTTCTTTGTCCTTGCATTGTTACTACATGAACAGGCTTAAGCTTTGCGGCATTTCTTGCTATTGCGTCAACTGCTGCTCTGTATATATCACTTTCGTATGCCTCACCACTAAAAGGTGTAAATATTGCAGGACTGCCGTTCATTATTTCGGCTCTTTCGGTCTTTGTAGGACTTTTATTTTTTTTAAATATTTTGCTTAATATCCCTGGCATATAATCCTCCTTATAAAATAAAAAAGCACGAGAACAACTAAAGTGGTTTTCCACTTGAGTTAATTTCCCGTGCCTTATTTCTAAGACTTACACCTTATGGTGTGGTACTTAAGTATTTAATTCTATATTATAAATTATACCAGTTCCTCCTCCCCTATGCAAGTATTTTAAAAACATATGTCTCACTTTATATATTCATACTTTGAAGCTTGTATTTATTCTTTTTATTTTCTACAGATTGACAGTTAAGCATTATATATTTTTTTTCAAATATATTTCTTTTTGTTTTACTTAAAACTAATTTTTTTAAATTATTAATATTTGTATTTCCTCCCATGATAAAAAGGTTACTTTTGCAAACATATCCTTCACATATAGATGTTGACGTAACTTCTCCTCTAACTCCTGTTATTTCACCACCGGAAAATAAAAATTGATTACTGTATATCTTATTGTCCTTTTTTAGTATGATAGTTTGTAAATTCCTAAATTTTTCCTCATATCCACAAACTAAATGTATTAAATAATTTTCTAATGATTCAAAGCTACTATATCCCTTTACTTTTTTATATATGTCAGTATGTTTAAATGCTTTCATAGTAACATGTCCACTTGGTATATTTAAAAATGCTAATATAGATAAAAATATAGGGCTACCATCATTGTGAAATCCATATTCATCACCAAACCATTCATATTTCTCATATACATAAGCATGAATTAGTTCATGTGCTATAGTATTTTTTAATCTTCTTTTACAATATCTCTTTTGAATTTCCAAACCATGAAGTCCATTTTTATATTCATCATATACCCAACTATTTATATTAATTTTATGATGAATTTTTGAGCTGTGTTCTTTATCTTTTATAGTTTCATAAGTACCTAATATTGTATTATCTAACTTCTTCAATTCAATACTAACATCTTTCCATAATAGCTTTGTATGCTTTCTTGGGAACATTTTTTTCTTAAGTTCTTTTTGAACCTTCAATAACAATTTATTCAGTTCCTTTTGTATTTCAATTTCTTCATAATTTTTTAAACTCATAAAATCACCCTTATACTTGATTTTTTCACTCTAAAGGGTTAAACTAAAATTGCGGTTTATAGTTTATTCCTTTGGAATGGACTTTATTTTTTTGTTCTAGGTCTATATAGATCCTTCTATGTTGACCTTCTTTTTTATATTCCTTACTAACTTTCATTATGTTAAAGCTTGTTTTAAATTCTCGTAATAACTTTTCTTTATCTTCTTCTTTTGAATACATAGCCTTTATCCTTATCATTTACACACTCCTTTTTTAATTGACTTTTCTTTCTTCTCTAAAATCTACTAAAACTTCATCAAAATCAAATTCAAAGTTATATTTGTTAACTATATTTAAGAATCCTACCTCTTTTGAATTAAAGTATAGACTTAAATCAATTTCTGGTAACTCTTTATCTAATGTCATTTTAAAATCATCAAAACGTATTACTGCAAATGATTCCCCTGTATTTATTTCTAATCCCATTGAATCATGTTCTGATTTTTTAAACATATCCTTAAGTTCCAAAAACTGTCCCTTTAAATTAAAATATTTTTCTTTCAATTCTTGATTTATCATTGTTTTTCTTCCTCCAATAAGCTTAATTTTATTTTACCTTCTAATATTTTCCCTATTTTTATTCTTAAAGGCATTGGAGCATTTTTGTATTTTGCACCAACTTTTTTTATTATAGCTTGTAAATCTTCTTCCATACACTCCCCCCATTTTATTTTTAATGTGACCAATTTAAATATCCTAAATTAGATAAGTATTTTAAATATGCTGTTCCACATTCTCCCGTATGCCTATTTTTTAAAACTATGACCTCAAAACATTCGGGGTTAAAATCTGCATTGGGCTTATTATAATCTAACTCTCCTTTGTCCCGTAATTCTCTCCTTTTAACTGGATTATTAAAATCTAAATTTCTATAAAGTGCTATTATATAATCACTATTTTGCTCTATTGATGATGAATCTTTAATATCTTTTACATTCGGTCTTTTATCTTGTTGACTATCTACTGCCCTATTGGATTGAGTTATTAAGAATATGGTAGCTCCTGTTTTTAATGCTACTTGCTTGAGTTCTGCTGTAATCTCATTGTATAAAACATCTGTGCTATTTGTTCTTATATCACTTTTTACTATGTTTAAATAATCTATAAAAAATATTTTTGTATTTTTCTTTCTTACATAGTAATTTATTAAATTAACAATTTTACTAATATTTCTTTCCTGGGAAAAGTTAATATCTAGTGAAGATATTTTATTACTTGCCATTGATAAATCCTCAATTACTTCACTGCTGTGTTTTGTAATAGATATAAATTTATCTACGTTTAATTTAGCTTGGGATAAAACCATTTTTAAATATATTTGTTGTGGTGGCATTTCTAAAGAAAAATATGTTACTGATTCATGATTCAGTGATAATTTTTTAATTAATTCTATTGAAAAAGTGGTTTTACCTATTCCACTTCTAGCCAATAGCGTTACTAAACTTCCTGGAACTATTCCCCTTAGTATTTTATCTAAGTCCTTATATCCTGTTAATAACCCCATTGATTTGGGATTATCTAGTTCCATTCTTTCAGTTACTTCATCTAGCAACCATTCTTGTAAAGCAATGGTATTTACATCTTCTGTTTTTTTATCTTCAATTATTTTGTTAAGTTCATTTATAACCCCATCTGTATCCAGTACCTTATCTAATATACTAAATTGGCACATTTTCCTTTTAAATTCATTAGACCTATACCCTTCAACTAACTTCTCAATATGTTCTTTTAAAGTTCCCATATCTAAAGAGTTAGAATATATTTCTGATACATTGAACATATCTCCATCTTTTCTTATTCCTAAACTATCCATTTTTTGAAGAACTAAAGTTAAATCTATATTTTCTTGGTCATGCTCCATAACCTCTATAGCTTTAAACAACCTTTTATTTAAGTCTGTGCTAAAATACTCTGCCTTTAAATTATTAATAGCATCAATTCTATTATCTTTGTCCTTGAGCATGAGGCTAAGTATCTCAACCTCATTTGCTCTGGTGTCGGTTAAATTAATCAAACTCTATTCCTCCTTTTAAATGTTCAAGTGCTGCATATGCTTCTTGGGTTCTTTTATCCCTATTATCTATTTGTGCATTTAAAACATCTGCCATAACTGGAGGATAACTATTAGTTTCTAGTACCTTATTTATCCTTTTAGTAAATTCATCATCATTTATTTTTTTTATATGTTCATACCATTGCTCTGCTCTTTTAGGTGACATTTTAAAACCCTTATCTTCAAATTCTATAACTAATTTTTTTAACCCGTTTTTAAAGACCTCATTACTTAACATTATCTAAATCACTCCTTCAACCAATCATTACATTTATTTTGTTTATCTTTAGGCTTTGATTTATTACACCATGTATTCAACACCCTATAATGTTCTTTATATTTCTTTCCTTTACCATTAGCAATATAATTATCTAAACTAATTATGTTCTTATGAACTGTATCTTCATTAAATTTTTTAACTAACTTGTCGTACTGTTCCTGTGTTATTTTTACCCTATCAACAACATCATCAATAAATTTTAAGTCTATATAATATATATTCTTTTTATATTTTCTTTTTATATATTCTTTTTTAGAGTTGTTAATGTCATTGTTTTCTTCATTGTTACTATCATTGTTAACAACACCATCTAAAACGTTGATATTACTAACTTCTTCATTGTTAATGTCATTGTTATCATCATTGTTATCGTCATTGTTAGTAAAAACCACTGAATTATACTGCCAAATAGACGGTTTTTTACTTCCTTTTGGTGGTGTATATGCATTGCTAATTATGCCTAACTCGATAAACTTTTTTATTAATCCTCTTGATTCTGCAAAAGTAATATTTAAATCATTTCTTACTGAATTTATAGTCATATAAAACTGTCCCTTTGGTAATTCTCTACTAATTCTCTGTAAATTTTCTTTTTGACATATATATTGATTAAATCTTATCTTGTTTATTTCTTTATTTACATCAAATTTGAGCACTTCATTATTAAGCTGATAAAATCCTTTGGTTTTTTCTATCACATCACCACCTACTTATTTTTTTCTTCTTCTAATATAGCAATACTATTTAAATCTACCTCATAATATCCCATTGTATTAATATCATTGTTTGGCTCATATCCCCAACTAATAGCTTTAGGTTCTAATGTTGTTATTACATTGTTTTGTTTAATTGTAAATTTTAAATGTGGATTTTCAGCCAACATTTTTAAAGCATCATATACTTTAAATCTTTTCACAATATGACCACCTTACTTAAATGCTTTCTTAAAGCTATTAAGCCCTTTCCAATTTGGTAATACATTTAATTGATTACATATATCTAAATACTTCTTAAATAATTTTACGCTCATACTCTCACCTCAATCTTAAATTTTTATTTTATTAAGCATTGTTTATTTGCCCATTCTTGCAACAATTCACGGTTTACAAAATATTTTTCTCCGATGCGAAATGATGGAAAATCCTTCCTTTTAAGTAAATCACAGTATATACGATTTCGTCCCACCCCTAAAATTTTCATAGCCTCTGTAGGTGTTATTAATATAGTTTTTCTTTCTTCCATAGTCCATCTTCCCTTCTTATAAAATTAAAATAATAAAATTATTTTTCATTTGAAAAAAATAATGTCATAACATCTGAATCAAGTTCTTTTGCTATTTCAATCATTAATTTTTTTCTTGGAATAGATTTCTCATTTTCAATTCTACATAAATGTTGTTGAGTGATATTAAGTCTTCTCGCTAAATTTTTTTGACTTATTCCTTGCTTAACTCTCTCACTTTTTAATATATACATCAATGCCCCTCCTAAATTTAAACTTGTATTATATTAAACTATAAACGTTTAGCGTTTATAAGTCAATATAATTTTTAAATTTTTAACGTTTAGTGTTTATTTTTTTTTATTTTATTATATAATATATATTGA